TTATTTCTCCTTTCAGTGAGCTTCCGGTAAACAAAGTCCTTCATTGCGCCGCTAAACTCTTATATAACTATTTAATAGTGGCACCAAAGTTTTAGAAAGGGGAGGATATCCGGTGAAAAAGAATTTCGGGCAAGCAACTTCGAAAGATAAAAAGCCTACTCATCGCGGAATGACGCCGGAAGCAAGGGAGAATCAATTAATTGCTATGGCTTATGATGCGGCAGAGGAACAGTTGCGAAACGGTACAGCTTCGTCTCAGGTCATTACACATTTTTTAAAACTCGGTTCTACGAGCGGAAGATTGGAAAGAGATATTTTGTCGGAGCAAAAGAAACTTGTAAAAGCTAAAACTGAAAATCTGGAATCAGCAAAGAGAACAGAAGAGTTGTACAAGAATGCGCTTTACGCGATGAAGCAATACGGTGGTTACCACACTAATGATGAGGAGCCGCCTGAAGATGATTAAAACATATTCGGAACTTATACAATTCGAAACATTTATCGAAAGGTATAACTATTTAAAACTATGTTCAAGTATAGGTATTGAAACATTCGGACATTCGAGATACATAAATCAGATTCTGTATAGGTCGGAAGAATGGAAAAGTTTTCGAAGAGAGATAATCATTCGCGATAATGGATGTGATTTAGGTGTCGAAGGTTTCGACATTACTGGAACCTTCATTGTCATTCATCATATTAATCCTATTACAATAGAACAAGTAATGAATAGAGATAAACGAATCTTTGATCCTGAAAACGCAATCACGACAAAGCATTCGACACACATGGCAATACATTATGGGTCTTTGACAGAGCAAGATATTTCTTTGCTAGAACGAAGAGCAAATGATACTTGTCCATGGAAACATTAGATATTTGGAGAAAAGCATGAATGAAGATAGTATTTTAATGAGTATAAAAAAATTACTCGGATTGAATGCAGATGATAAGTCTTTTGATGCGGACATAATTATACATATCAATTCCGCTTTTGCTACACTCAATCAGTTGGGTGTGGGTAAAAAATCCGGCTTTGCTATTTCTGATGACTCTGCTACTTGGGAGAGTATATTTGGTAGCAATTTAACATTAAACGGATTTATTAGAACTTATGTATATTTGAAAGTAAGACTTATCTTCGACCCGCCTACGAGTTCATTCGTAGTCGAATCAATTAAACAAAGTATTAGCGAGTATGAATGGCGGATAAATTCCGTTGTTGATTACTAAAGGGGTTTCTTTTATGGACAATTTCATAAAGCACCACGGTGTAAAAGGAATGCAGTGGGGTGTTCGTAAAGATAGATATGGGCATCCGACAAAAAAGAAAAGAGGGTATGATAAGACTACTGGCAACTATGGTAAAACTAAAGAAATCCTCAATTCTTCAAGTAGCATTGCTAGAGAAGGTGGAAAAGCCATTGACGCGATTGATGGAATGAGAGAGCGTTCCGCATCTAAGAAAGTTAGAAAAGGATTAGCATCTATGACGGATGCCGAATTAAAAGCAAAAGTCAATCGTCTTAATATGGAAAAACAATATTCGGATTTAACATCTGCCGATAGAGGACGCGGTTCTTATTATTTGGGTAACATGCTCGATATAGTTGGAAGCGTAACAGCTATTGGCGCATCGGCTGTCGGAATAGCAGTTGCGATAAGACAGTTAAAAAAGTAAATGTGGGTGGTATAACTTATGAATCAGAATAGCTATTCAAATAGTATTGCTCATCACGGTGTAAAAGGTCAACGCTGGGGTGTAAGACGGTATCAGAACGATGATGGTTCTTTAACGGCAGCCGGTAAGAAGCGTCAAGCCAAGCAGGAAGTAAAAGCAAAGAAGGCGCTCACTAAAGCCAAAGCACGATATAGAGAAGTTACTGCTAATAAAAGAAAAGCAGTCGCTAAGAAAGTTGCTATTGCATCTGGAGCTGTCCTTGGAACAGCAGGTTTGACAGCTGCCGCCGTTGTTGGTAAAAAGTATGTGGAACAATCGCTCGGTAAGCTGATGTTAAATATACTTTGGGAAGAAACAGGTGGGTATATACTTAAAAATACCTAAGTTATTTAATTTAAATAATATGGAGAAATTATTGATGGGTAATCAACAGTATTTAATGCATCACGGTGTAAAAGGTCAACGCTGGGGTGTGAGACGCTATCAGAACGAAGACGGCTCTTTGACTGAAGCGGGAAAAAGAAAAGCCGAAAAAGCAGAGATTAAAAGCGACGCTAAGAAATTGACAAAAGCTGGACTTCCCGGCGGTTTGAAAGATAGAATGAACAAAAACCGTGGAACGGAGTTATACAGTCAACTTAATCAGCAGCGAGGAAGAGAATACACGAACAAAGTTCTTAAGTCTGCAAAGATGAGAACCTATGGACAGGCTGCTGCGGCTAGTTCCGTTGCGGCTGGCATTGCTGCTGTTGCTAGCTTGGGTATTGTTACCCTTGGTGCAAAAGCTTACGTAAACAAAATTTTGTAAAAGGAATAAAAATTCAAAATGGCATTATCGAATACAGCAACGCCGAAGTATTACGGCCAGTTTCGAGATGCCGTAATTCGTGGTGAAATACCGGTTAATAATGAAATTTCTATGGAGATGAATCGAATAGATGATTTGATTGCTAACCCGGGAATTTACTATGATGATGAAAAAGTAGAAGGCTGGATTGCCTTTTGCGAGAATGAATTAACATTAACCGATGGCGCAGATCTTCATTTATTGGATACATTTAAGTTATGGGGGGAACAGGTTTTCGGCTGGTATTATTTTGTCGAAAGAAGTGTTTATACTCCGAATGCCGACGGGCACGGCGGTCACTATGAAAAGAAGTCTATAAAGAAACGGTTAATTAATAAGCAGTATTTAATAGTTGGACGTGGCGCTGCAAAATCATTGTATTGTTCTTGTATTCAATCCTACTTTGAAAACGTAGATACTACAACAACACATCAGATAACTACAGCTCCAACTATGAAACAAGCTGATGAGGTTATGTCACCTATAAGAACAGCTATAACGCGGGCGAAAGGCCCGCTTTTTCAATTTTTAACGGAAGGTTCTATTCAGAATACAACTGGGTCAAAAGCTTTGCGTGTAAAATTAGCGTCAACTAAGAACGGCATTGAAAATTTTTTAACTGGTTCTTTGTTGGAAATCAGACCAATGTCAATTAACAAACTTCAAGGTTTGAGATGTAAAGTTGCATCGGTTGACGAATGGCTTTCTGGTGACGTTAGAGAAGACGTTATAGGCGCAATAGAACAAGGCGCGTCAAAAGTTGACGATTACTTAATTGTCGCAACAAGCTCGGAGGGAACTGTACGAAACGGTAGCGGTGATACCATTAAGATGGAACTTATGGATATTTTAAAAGGCGAATATGTCAATCCACATGTTTCTATATTTTGGTATAAGCTCGATTCCATAGACGAAGTTTCAAATCCAGATATGTGGACTAAGGCTCAACCAAACATTGGAAAAACTGTATCTTATGAGACTTATCAATTAGATGTGGAGCGTGCCGAAAAAGCTCCTGCTACAAGAAACGATATTTTAGCAAAAAGATTTGGTATTCCAATGGAAGGTTATACTTATTATTTCACTTATGAAGAAACCTTACCACATCGTAAAAGTGATTTCTGGCAGATGGCTTGTGCGCTTGGAGCCGATTTATCAAGAGGCGATGACTTTTGTTCTTTCACATTTTTATTTCCTTTACCTGATGGTTCGTTTGGTATCAAAACTAGAAATTATATTAGTTCGTTAACCTTGACAAAACTTCACGCAGCTATGAGATTGAAATACAACTCTTTTATGGAAGAGGGTAGTTTAATAGTCTTAGAGGGTACTGTTCTCGATATGATGGAAGTCTATGAAGATTTGGATAATCATATTGTCCAATGCGGATATGACGTTCGTTGTTTAGGATACGACCCCTACAATGCAACGAAGTTTGTTGATAGATGGGAAGCAGAAAATGGTCCATTTGGTATAGTTAAAGTAATTCAGGGTGCTAAAACGGAATCTGTTCCGCTCGGCGAACTGAAGAAATTATCCGAGGAAAGAATGCTTATGTTTGATGAAGACATAATGACATTTGCTATGGGTAACTGTATAACCATGGAAGACACAAATGGAAATAGGAAATTGCTCAAAAAGAGAAATGACCAAAAAATAGATCCTGTTGCTTCTATGATGGACGCATATATTGCTTATAAAGAAAATAGGGAGGCATTTGATTAAGGAGAATTTATGGATGAATTATATCATCATGGTATTCTTGGTCAACGCTGGGGTGTAAGACGCTACCAGAATGAAGACGGAAGCCTCACAAAAGCTGGTTTGCGTCGTCAAAGAGCGCTTGACAAGAAAGACCAAAAATGGGCAAAGCGAAATAGCGAAAAGATAACGGCGAAAGCAAAAGCCAAATCATCCAAAGAGTTATCAAAATATGCTAATGAACTTATGAGAAATCCAAATGCCCATACAAGTAATGGAAAATTAAGTTCAGCTACAATAATGGCATACAATCAGAAGATGGCAACTCTTATGAATGAAAAAGTTTCGGGTTTGCGTTCACCTTCTGGAAAAACAGTGTCGTTCGTAGCCAAGCGCGGAGAAGTCGGTGTATTTATGGCATTGGCTGATCAAGGCTACAATATGTCGCAATTAAAGAACGGAATTTATGGTTCGGGAAAAGTTGCTTACAAAAAGACAGTAATAGATAAAGTTGAGACATAAGGAGAGAGATATTTAATGAGTAATACAATGGGTTCTAGGCTGAAAAACGCTTGGAATGCTTTCTTTAATCGCGATCCGCCCGAAGAATATCGGTATGTCGATTTCGGAACGAGTTACACATATAGACCGGATAGACCTAGATTCACGAGAGGGAACGAAAGGTCAATAGTTACATCTGTATACAATCGAATAGCATTAGATGTCGCAGCAATACGAATTAGGCACGTGCAATTAGACAAGAATGATAGATATTTAGAAGATATTGATTCTGGATTAAATAGTTGCTTGTCACTTGAAGCAAATGCTGACCAAACCGGTAGAGCATTTATACAAGATGTTGTGATGTCAATGCTTGACGAAGGATGCGTAGCTATTGTTCCGGTTGATACCACGATAAATCCTAGGTTGAGTAGCTCTTATGATATTTTGAGTTTAAGAACTGGAAAGATTTTGGAGTGGTATCCAAAACATGTAAAGGTTAGAGTTTATAATGAGCAAACCGGCAACAAAGAAGATATTACGTTAGCTAAGAAAAATATATGTATCATTGAGAATCCTTTATATGCTGTAATTAACGAGCCGAACTCAACAATGCAGCGTTTAATACGAAAACTTAATATATTAGACGCTATTGATGAACAAAGCGGTTCTGGGAAGTTGGACTTAATTATCCAGCTTCCTTATGTTATTAAAACTGAAGCACGGCGCAAACAAGCGGAAGATAGAAGAAAAGATATTGAAAAACAATTATCTGGTTCAAAGTATGGTATAGCTTATACCGATGGTACTGAAAGAATTACGCAGTTAAATCGCGCTGTCGATAACAATCTAATGAAGCAGATTGAATATTTAACGAGTATGCTATATAGCCAGTTAGGTATCACTCAGTCGATTATGGATGGTTCGGCAGACGAAAAGACTTTACTTAATTATCAGAACCGAGCAATAGAACCGATAATTTCTGCAATTGTTGACGAGATGAAACGAAAGTTTTTAACAAAGACAGCTCGTTCTCAAAAGAAATCGATTCAATTCTTCAATGACCCGTTCAAGCTTGTTCCTGTTAGTGAATTGTCTGAGATGGCTGATAAGTTTACAAGAAACGAAATCATGTCATCGAATGAGATTAGGCAGATTATAGGCTTAAAGCCTGCTAATGATCCTAAAGCGGACGAATTGCGAAACAAGAATCTTAGTCAGCCGAGCGAAGAACAAACAAATACAGAAAATCCTAATCCAACGGAGGAAACGTAAATGCAAAAAGATTACGATTTCAGCGGATGGGTAACTAAGGCAAATGTTAGATGCGCAGATGGGGTAACGATTGCCGAAAACGCATTTAAAGACGATAACGGAAAGAAAGTTCCGCTTGTTTGGAACCACCAACACAATGACCCCGATAATGTTTTGGGGCACGCTATTTTGGAGAACCGACAGGACGGAGTATATGCTTATTGCAAATTCAATAATTCCGAAGCAGCCAAGAATGCAAAGATCGCAGTTCAAAATGGAGACATTGATGCAATGTCCATCTTTGCTAACAGGCTTCAGCGTCAGGGTGCTAGCGTTAACCACGGCGTAATTCGTGAAGTAAGTTTGGTACTGGCCGGAGCAAATCCCGGCGCATTCATCGATAATGTGATGTGTCATAGTGATAGTGGGGAGATGGTTCCTTCTGAAGATTCGGCTATCATATTTACCGATGAAAAAGTTGACCTTTGCCATTCTGCGGAAGGGTCGAATGAAAACAAAGAAAATTCTGAAAAAGGAGAAGTTAAAAAAATGGCAGAAGAAAATAACAATAAATCTACCAATAATGAAAAGACTGTTCAGGATGTAATCGATTCCATGAACGAAGAACAGAAAACCGTTTTATATGCGCTTGTCGGACAAGCTCTCGAAGAAAATGAAAACGATGAAGGAGATAACAAAGAAATGAAACACAATGTATTCAGTGATTCCGATGAAAACTACACCGGAGATACTATTAGCCATGCAGAAATCGCGGCGGCAATTACCGACGCAAAAAGATATGGCAGTATGAAAGACAGCTTT